TCAACGCTATCATCGTTAATCAATCGAAACTCTTTTCCATGCACTTTAAAACGGGTGCCTGAATAAGATCTCATGAGAATCCAATCGCCCTGTGAACAGTAGGGGCCAGAGGGGAACCGCGCTGGATCCTTGTAGCAATCCGGCCCCATTTCTAGAACCATGCCAACAAGTGAGCCGACCTCTTCATCTTGAATCGTTTTGGCAGATTTAATAATGCCACCCGCAAATTCCTTTTCGGGGTCTGGTAACGCGATCAGTATTTTATAGCCTTTTGGCTTGGGCAACTGAGCTGCCTTGCGAGGCTCTTCCGCCTCTTTCATTTGCACGACTTCCGTCATGTTCACCTCTTGCACCGGATAACCGGAGTTGTTGCACTAGGATTGCGCCTAGAGTCGCTGCACTGGGTTAGCGCCCAGAGTCGCTACGCTTCCTCATACTTGGACTTTAGATCGAGAATCTCTCTTTCTGCTACCGCTAGTCCGTGTATGATTCCGCAACACTTGGTGTATGCTTCAAAACTCTCGCATCCACCAGTGCTAACATGATCTGCTATATCATTCATGTTGCTTCTGATATTTGAAACCAAGTAATCCAGTATGTCTACTTCGTCTTTCATTATCTACCCATTAGGTCTTTAGCAATATCTACACCAAGTTTAGCACCTGCTATTTGTTCTTGTGAAGCAATTCTTTTGCTTTCAAGCTCATCCTTGCTGTTTGTTTCAGATATCTTAACACCTAATCTTGCTTGTTCGATCTGTGATTGCTGATCAAGTTTTTGCTGATCAAGCTGCGCTTTTGCCATAGCCTTCTGAGCTTCTAGCTGTAGCTTGGCCATCTCTGCCTCTGCTCTTTGCTGTACTTGCTGCTGCTTGATCTGAAGCTCTTGCATCTGGATTTGAACCAAAGGATCTTGCATTTGCTTCTGGTTTTCTTCCATCTGCTTTTCTTTCGCTGCTTTGCCTGACAGCTGTGCCGCAGCAGGTGCCACAAGACGAGAGATACGATACTCGATATCTTCTGGCATGGGTTCGTCTGGGGGTGGAAGCTCCACACCCAACTGCTTCTCGATCTCTTGACGGTACTTGAACGCCAAGTGTTCTTGAACGTGCGCTGAAAGCTCGGCCTGAGCCTTCTTCGCGTTTGGACTCTTGCCCATAATCTCCATGACAGATGGATCTTCGATCATCGCCATGTGAGTCTGGATGTGAGCCTCATGATCTTGGTAGATAAACGCTTTAACAGGCTTGCCGTTAATGATATTCATGTTCTCACTAACAGGATCTGTTGGCTTCATGTCCTTATCTGTTGGGACAATCTCATCAGCATCCCGGATTCCAAGAACTTCTAGCATTTGGCGGTGCAATAGTGGCATGTCGTACATTTCTGGCGCTTGTGCCGCCAGCTGTAGCGCTGCTTGGTACTGCATAATCCGCTGTGCCATCGTTCCAGCGTTTGGATCGCTAACAGGAATGATGTCAATGCGGTTATCGAAGTCTTCAACAACGATTGGCTCGCCATCTTCCTCGTATGGGTAGGCTTCTGGCCCATGATCCCGCACAATTCCGGTCAAAAGGCGCAATTCTACCCGCATAGAGGCGTGTAAACGGGCCTGAACGGCGCTCATAACCTTCATTGAGCGCTCTAAAATGGCCAATGTGGTGCCTACAGGCGCTTCTCCGTTCATATCGGACGCTTTTACGTCCGCTGCGGAGGCAAATCTGCGGCCTTCTTCCACAATATCGCCCATCAAAGAGTACAATACGTTGCTTGGCTCTTTATATGGGAGGAATGCGATGTTATCTCGGATGGCTCCACCCGGTACATCGACATCTCTGAACTCTCCGGGCATGATTGGAGTGTCATCGCCCTTGATTCTAAGCCCTCTAGACTTCAATCCGCCGGGTAAGTTGGATAATGTACCCGCATCCACCAGTTGTCGTAGCAATGAGGTGGCTGATTTTGCCAATCCACCAATCATGTGGATCAAACCGAACCCATAAAAGCCTAGTCCGGGCATATACTGGTAGTGAACGAAGTGCTCTCGCTTGTTTTTTAGCGGGTCATCTTCATACCAGTTACGTCTAATCGACAATATTGTGCGTGAACTCTGGTCTATAGCCACCACATAGGGACGGTGAATGCCAGTAGGCTCGCCATTTTCCATATCCTCAAAGCCGGGCAGGTCTAAATTGACATGCATCTCAAGGATTGTGTGACGAGAATCGTAGTCATAGCTGGCTGAATCGCCTGTAAGCTCGTTGTACTTACGCTCAATCTCATCAGTGCTTGGTGCTGATGGTGGTAAATCGATGTCCCGATAGAATCCAGACACTTGCAGCTTACGAATATCATTGCTGCTCTTCTTCATAACATGCGTTGATCGCTCGCATGTTGTTAAATCTGATGCGCCGTAGCTGACCACAAAATCTTCAGCTGGGACAAACATACTACAAGGTCGCCCTAAGTTGGGATCATAGTACACTTTTCTAAACGCACTACCCGCAAGAGGCAAAGAGAACAGCATCTTTTCTGTCTCAGACCTATACTCGGTCATCTTTTCTGTCAGCAAGTAGTTAAGATAATCCTGAACTCGCTCTGCCTGCTTTGTTTTCTTCTCATCAATCTTGCCAACAATAGCTGTTTTAACTGGGCCGCTTGCTGGAAAGATCTCTTGTATCGATTGAGATTGAAATCTAATAACAGATTCTGTTAGCAGTGGGTGGAACACACCGCAAGCCCCATCCCAAGGCTGAGTTCTTTCTTCGTGCTTGAGACCTAAAAGATCCAAGCCTTTAACATACGACCGCTCCCAGTCAGCTCGACTTTCCTTGTCTGCCCGGAATGAGCTAACAAGATCAAGACAGATGCCCATAAGGTCTGTCTCGTCAATAAAGTCCGCTAGGTTTGCGTTGTGATCATCGGCAGACTCATTCTCTAAGCTGTCTCCAAAATCAATAAGAACGCCGCCATCCTCAGTTTCAATTGAAACCGCTTCTGGATTGACAACCTCTATCTCTAGAGCTGCTTCGTCTTGGTCTTCGATCTCTGTCCGCAAGGGACGGTCAATAGCCATTATCCGTTCCTAGTGAAGTTTTGCTGTCTTGCTGCGCCAGAGCCTCTAACAACTCCGCCTTTTGCCATACCTTTTGGTGACATCATTTTGCCACCCTTAGCCATACCCTTAGATCCCATTAGCTTTCCGCCACGGAAATAGCCCTTGGTTGCTGGAACATTTCCGCCTTTGGCCATCTTGCCTTTGCCACCAGCCATATAGCCTTTACTCTTCATCTTCATTTGAATCTCCTGCATATAGATTATCAAAAACCTGATTCACATCTAATGTGTAATCTAGGTCTGACTTGCTGTAATGAGTGTGTTGAGAAGGCCTAAAGTCTGGCGCTCCCTCCCCAGTTTCAAACCATGCTGGATGTGTAACCCTAACACGGTTGTTTGGAAGGGCAACAATATTTCCCGTCCAAGGGCCAGCATCAAGAAGCTCCAAAACATGACTTTGCTTGTGTTGAGCTGGATCGTCTGCTATCTCGCTTTCTGCGTAATCTACAGTAAAGTAATACTTTGCCGGGTAAAATCTACCGTCTATCTTAGCAAGCCAAGGGCACGGTGTCGCCCTATCAATCTTGTAAACCGCGTGATGATGCGAACTGCAATCCCAAGGCTGCGCCGCCCAAACGGGCATTGGCTCCGGCCACTCATCAAACGGAGTATCAGCTACCAATGCAGTGATTGGCATTCTTGCCCACATCGCCCCGCCATGAACATTGGGTTCATCGCTGTCGTATGTCTCTGCCCCCGTGAATATCACCTGAAAGCTCAAGCATCGGTTTGGCATTGTTGTTACCGCAACCGCAATCGCATGGATAAACTCACCATGATACTTACTGTGGTTGTGGGTGTATTCTTTTCTAACCCAGCACTTGAAGTGCGGTATGTTACTTTGCAGGTAGGCCATTAATAGTATTCTGCTTTTTTGCCGTATCTTGGTAAAATGTTTTTTCCCACTCAGCATGTCGCCGGATAGGCTCTTTAAAATATGGGAGAAACCTTGCCATATAAACAACAAATTTATTAATTAATTTCAACGGAAGAGGTAGCGGTCGCATGTAATCTAAAAACAGAATAACACGATCCTTGTCTGTTGCGTTAACCGCAAAGTGCTCATATGTGTCATCAAACACAACACACTTTCCTTCTTCCCAATTGTATTCTTTTTTGTTCACAACCAACGTGCAACCGCTTCCGCCAGTAGGAATATCAATTCCCATGTGAACTCTTAATACACCGCACCACGGGCCTTCGTGTGGCATCAGCATTTTGCGGGGGCCGATTACCGAAAAGTACGCAGAGACCAAGTTCTTATCTGAGTTGATAATCTCCATTGTTTTTGGAAACTGCTCGCAATTTTTTTTAAAGTCTATGGTTCCAGCCCTAAGAAAAAACATCTTCCACTTGTCATCGTTCGAGATGTATATCTGGTCTGGGCTTATATCCTGAAACGGCGCAAAGTCACAAATCCTATGACGCATCGATTCAAATTCTGACTTTATGATCTCATAGTTTTCTTCAAGTTTTGCCGTGATAGGAAAGTCCGAGTTATCAAAAAACTCTTGATCTCCTACCTTACTGAACCTTCTAAATATCGGCCTGAAGAGCTTCTCAATAAACCAGCCGTTTACTTCAATCATTAGTAGTATTCTGCTTTTTTGCCGTAAAACGGTTCTTCATCCTCATCGGATTCCAGCTTTAGGAACCCGCCCTGTCTAAACCGTAACAATGCTTGGGTCGATGAGTCAACTAAGTCATCATGCTCCCCGGCGGGGAATGATGCAAACTCCTCGATAACCTCTTCTGCGAATCGCATCTTTGGTGCCCAAACCTTGCCAGACGCAAACAAATCGGCAACCGCGTTAACCCTTGCGATCTTATCGTTGCCACGCGAGGGGGTGTACTCTGATACTGGAATACCCATCGCTCTAAGCTCAAAGATCAACGGCATACCCGCCGCCTTGGCTTCCACAATAAACGCATCGGGCTGCCAATCTACCCAGAACTCATATGCTTTCTTTTTAAGCTCTGGAAACTCTAATCGTTCCTTATGTGCATCCAGCAGGATAATGTTTGCCTGTAGGGTGCCAGTGTCATCTGGTGCGTAGAAAACGCCCCATGTTGTACATGCAGAGAAGTCAGCTCTCTGTGTTTTAAGGAACGCGGTATCCCATGACTGGATAATAAACTCACAATCCGGGGGTGTGTTCGACTCCCATTCCTTCCACCATTCCCTTTTAACCAGAGCGCCCTCTTCTGAGGTTGGGTTCTGCTGGTACTGGGCGTTCCATTTAGGAGAAGGAAGTTCGTTCCTTAATGCAAGCAATTCTTCTTTTGGCCAGAACTCAGGCCATAGGGGTTCATCTGATGGCATCAATGCCGGGAACTCGATGACCTCCCATTCATCCGATCCTATTCTTTGGAGGGATGATTTTAATATCTGCCCTGTAAGATCTCTTTTGTGCCACCGAGTCATAACCACAATGATTGCACCACCGGGCTGTAAACGCTGTCGAGGCCCAGAGGTATACCATTCATATACCCTGTCAAACACACCGGGGTCTGCGCTCTGCCCCTCTTGTTCTGAATGAGGGTCATCAATAATGAGTAGGTCAGCACCTTTACCCGTTACAGCACCACCAACACCAATCGCAAAGTATTCACCGTTCTTGTTGGTGCTCCAACGACCCGCTGCTTTCGAGTCAGACCGTAATGCCAGATCGGGAAATATGTCCTTGTAATCATCACTGTCTACAAGGTTACGAACCTTTCTACCGAATCCAACAGATAACTCGGCGGTGTGTGCTGTTTGAATAATCTTCTTTTGAGGATAGTTACCAAGAAACCAAGCGGGCAACAAGAATGATGCAAATTCAGACTTGGTATGACGAGGCGGCATATTAATGATAAGTCGCTTTAACTCGCCGCTGGCAACCCTTTCAAAAGCATTTGCCATAATCGCATGGTGCCTTCCACCAATAAACGCAGGCCAAACCAAGTTAACAAAACCCATGAAGTCTTTCCGAGCAAGTTCTTTCTTCTCGGCTTCTTCAAGTTCTTCAATTAGGGTTAGTATCTCCGCCTGTTCTTCTACAGGCAAAGACTTAATGTTCTTTAGAAGTTTAGGATCGATCCTGTCTAAAACAGGCATAGGACTACCTTTTAATTTTCCTTCCTAGGTACTAGGAATATTCCTAGTAACTAGGAATTCTTCTGGTTACTAGAAGGTTACCTAGCTACTTTATGCTCTCCTATCCCCCCTCTCAAAGGGGGGCTAGGAATACACTTCGCTAGGTATTCCTAGACTAGGAATATTCCTAGGTATAGATACAGGCATGATTATAACTTTATGAGCCTATTGACAAGAAGTCAATAGCAAACAGAAATTTTTTTAAAATTTTTTGTAAGCCTATGATTCCTTGGCAATTTCCTAGAAAAAAAGGGGATTACACCAAGGGTGTTACCTAGAAAAATTACCAGAAAAAGTCGAAATTTTTAGAAAATTATATGGGGCACTAGGATTCCTAGGCCTATTCCTAGGAATAAAGGGGAAACAACTTATAGGTGATAGTGGGCAATTATTGAAAGTAGTGTAATTATTTGAGCGTTTCATTATGTATACGGATATACAGGCGGGCGGTGCGATCAGGGGGGGTGGGGGTACGCACCCAGATGGGCGGCACTCCCCGCGAATGTGAGGCACATCTGCGCTAATGGATCGAGCCACCTGCGTCTGCGTCATCAAGTGCGTCAGCAGTGCTCCCCAGCAGAGCCGCTAGCCTCGACTCGATCTCAGCCGCCACCTGCGAAGAATCGCGGTCTTTTGTAGTCACGCTGATGTCTGTAGTGAATAGCCCTGATGCCTTGCCAAGAAGCTCTGCCGCACGAAGACGATTGCTGTCTGCCTCTTCTGTGCCCTCGAGCCATGCCCGAAGTCGGTTCAGCACTTTGTCTCTATCGGTAAGGGCAGAAGCTACTACAGCACGCTCCCTAGCCCGTATCAGCGCATCGACCCTAGATCTAATCTCAACCTGCCCCATCAGCCGTGATGCCAACGTGTGAATGCTTGCCGCAGTCGTACCCTGTTTTGGACTGTACGCTTCACGATAAGCATCCGCTTGAGTCATGCCGCTTGCGACACATCGAGCGAAGTGCGCCTGTTTCGGTGTTAGTTCCTTTGCCATTGATCTGCTCCGTTATGTGTTCGGTGTTGAGGGGTATCGTAACGATATATGCCATTCGGGTCTAACCGTTATCATTTATATGCTATTTGGTTACATACCCCTGAGAGGCTCTCAAACGCGTTCTAAGCGATTTTAGCCCTACCCTATGCCCTAGCCTTGGTTGCTATGAGATCGTTCAATCTGGGCGTTTTGCTGTATGTATGTACAGTGGTTTTGGGCTGTTTTGGTACGCGTATAGATGTAGGCAGTGATCTGGTCATGGCGGTGTATTTTTTTTGCTAAAAGGTATTGCGTATGCACTATTACCTATGTATTGTGCGAGATGTCACTGATTGAGTGACTCTACTACTACTGATATGGAGATTGACATGAACACACAGACACGAGCACAGCGAGCTTTCAGCAAACTTCAGAACATGGGCGCACCCGTATTGCGATTCGGCAAAGAAGATGTGGCGCTCTTTGTATTGAGTGCTGAAGATAACGAAACAGAAATATGGGCGGACTACTGGGGCGAGTTTGGATCGGGGTATCCCGAGGTCAGCCCAAAGGTCACTAAGATCCTAGACCAATACGGTCTGGTCTATGAATGGAACGATGCAGGATCAGTATACATTTACGAGGGCGCGTAAGCGCCCCAACATTGGGAGAATAATATGAGCAAAGTAATTCAGCCATCGCGCACACAAGTATTTCCTAAAAAGAGCCTACAGGACGTTCTCAAGCAAGCACGACAGGGCGGCTATGATGTCGTGAAGGGCGATGGTACTTATGAGATCTATGCAGATGACAACCGCGAGGAACTGGTACTGCGAGCACTGATTGGTCACGCAGGATATCTTGTAACCTACACTGAAGAACTGTTGGGCGCGTAAGCGCCCCAACAACGGGAGAATGATTATGGACACAATGCGAACTGCGAACTTCGAGATCGGCTTTAACGAGCTAGATGTCAATGGCAACCGTTACGGGTGGTTCGATCACAATGAGCGTAGCAATGGATATGGCGGCTTCCTCTGGTTCAAAGGTGGAGAACTTGCTTACTGGAACGCTGACTACCTGCCCAAGGAAGTGCTCGATGCTCTCGAGGCTATCGGATTTGACGTTAACGAAATGAGACCAACAGGAGAATAATTATGAGCATTAAACTACACGACACTGTAAACATCGCGGGTCACTTCTTGCCCGCACTGCTCAACGATGACACGAGCAACCTGTCAATCGAGGACTCGAAGGCATTGATCCAGTGGACTATCAGCAACCCACTTCTTGCCGCAGGGATTCTCGATGTGAAAGGCGAGCCAAGCATTGATCGCGACACTATCACGGGTCTGCTATCAGACTGCTATGAAGTTGATGTCTACGTTGATGACCAGTGGCGGGGAGCGAAATAATGTTTTACACATACACTAAAGACCCTATCGGGGTCTTCGTTGAGAAGGATCACGGCAACTGGTTCGAGTATTCAATCAATGATGATATGCATCAGATCACCTGCTATCAGTTCCCGCACAAGGTGTGGGTCGGTGGGCAAGGTGTCTGCGGTGATCAAGGCTACCGATATGCTACGGTTAAGAAGACCGTGGCTTACATCGTCATTGATGAAGATGATTGTGGCGAGCCGGTGCTTGAGAAGTGGCACCTTAAAAGAAACACACAATATGCCGCGTAAGCGGCTCTACATGGAGAAGACTATGGGAAACTTTAAATACAACGATGGCGGACAGCAAGAGTACCGATCATTGAAAAGCGGTTACTGCGGAGTCCGAGCGTTAGTTATCGCAACAGGCATGGACTGGAAAGTCGCAGAGAATCACCTGCGCCAGTTCACTAATCGAGGCAAGGCAGGTAACGGTAAGCTGTCAAATGGAATTTACAAAGAAGACTATCATGCCGCACTTCGAGCGGTAGGGTACAAATGGTTCTCGGCTCCAAGGTTTGAAGGACGCAAAGCTAGACCATCCGACCTAAACGGAACGGTGATAGCGAGACAGGCGAGACACTATGTATGTGTTATTGACGGCACAGTAAATGACATCTGGGACTGCTCGAATAAAATGGTTTACGGATACTGGGCAAAGCCGTTGACATATGCGGAGATTTTAGCCGCGTAAGCGGCTCTACCAATGGAGAATGTTATGAGTAACAATGAATACGCATTAGATCGCATTGCGAGCGAGCTTGATCATTGGTACTCGAATCTTGAGTACTACATGACAGCGTGGGGTGGCGACTGTGACCCAGTAAACGTAGCAATCTGCGAAGCTAAGATTGCGGAATTAAACGAAGCAATTGAACTACTCGGGGCGTAAGCCCCTCAACCAATGGAGAATGTTATGAGCGACACACTAATACTTGAAGCAAGCATCTTAGTTGAGAAGATTAAAATACTTGAAGCAAGCATCCTAGCTGAGAAGATTAATCTCGCTAGGTTTGAAGGCGTGGAACCATCAGAGGAAGACACAGTGAGACTGTGCGAAATTATGGACATTTTGAGAGGGGATAAGTCATGAGCAATTATCAAAAAATTACAGATCAAATCCTCGCCCAGATGCAGACAGTGGGCGCAGGTTGGATGAACCCAATGCAGGGTGGGCGAGCAGGTATGCCACGCAATGCTGTGACTGGTCGCAGATACTCGGGTATCAACGTGATGCTACTCGGTCTGACAGGGCAAGCATGGGCAACATACAAGCAGTGGCAATCGGTCGGGGCGCAAGTCCGCAAAGGCGAAGAGGGAACATCGGTGGTGTTCTTCAAGCCTCTGCAAGTTAAGGACAAAGAGACCGGAGACGATACCATTATCCCGATGATGAGAACCTTCACTGTGTTCAACGCAGGGCAGGTCGATGGCTACGAAGTGGAAGGCATTGAGTTGAGCGAGGCGGAGCGCATTGAAGGCGCTGATCAGTGGGTGTCCAACACTTGCGCAGATATCCGCCACAATAATATTGGCGGTGCGTTCTACAAGCCCACAGCCGACTGGATTCAAGTGCCGCACCTCGAGTCATTCAAAGCCAGTGAGCACTCGACACAGGTTGAGAACTACTACTCGACTCTATTCCATGAGTTGAC